GAACACTGTCATGGGCGGCCAAGGAAAGGCACGCCGCGTGGAATCGTTCACACAAACGTCTTCAGCTTACTTCATTGACGATCATGGATTGTCAGATGTTGTAACTAAGAACGACCGCAAAAATTTTGAACAGCCCTTTGATGCCCGCGAAGATAAGATGATGGGGCTGATCGATCTCATCTGGCTTTCAAAAGAAAAAGGCTTGGCGGATCAGTTGACTGACACGTCTATTTTAACCCAGAATGAAACGCTTTCTGCATCGGCTCAGTTTTCGGATTATGCAAACAGTGACCCGATTGGAAAATTCAACACCGCGTTTGACGCTGTGATTGACGCCATTGGGGTGGGGTTTGATACTGCTATCATGCCTATCAAAGTAGCGCGTCAGCTTAGTTTTCACCCAGCAATGCTTGAATCCCTTGGATTCAAAGAAAGCCGTCCGGGTGGGCTAAACAATGCTGAATTAAAATCAGCCATGAAGCTGAAAACTTTGCTCATTGCTGAAGCGGTACACAACTCCGCAAAGGAAGGGCAAGCGGATGTGATCGCTCCTGTCTGGGGGAAGGATATCGTGCTTTACAAGATGGCCCCGAGTGCTCAGAAAAGGCAAAAGACATTGGGGTATTACCTGACTTACACCGATGGCAAACCCCGGAAGGTTTTCAGAAATTTGCTGGGCAATCCTCCAGAATCGGAAGAGATTATCGTCACTGATGACTACGATATGTTCTTGTCAGATGTGACCGCTGCATTCTTGATTAAGGACGCAATCGCCTAAATCAAGTTTGCTGCGAACGATTTGAAAGTATGGATTATTTGTTTATTTTTTCTGGGAGGATCTTATGCGAATTGTTAAATATTTAGTGCTCGCCCTAATTCTTGTAGGGCTCATCTCAACACCCGCATTTTCAATCAATCTGAAGGTTTCGAGGCAAGATCAAAAACTTGCAACCCAGCAAATGATTGAGAAAGACACCATTGCTGCTCCTATTATTGCCAACTCAATCCGGATCTTATCTTCGAGTAATGGAGACACCGATGGCACTGGAGCGACAGTCACTACCTTCGCCGCACAGCCGGACGTTGCAAGAAGCCTGGCAGTGCTTCCAGCAGGACAAACAGGAGACGTCGCAGCGGGGAATGTAACAGTTACCGGTACAGACTTGCACGGGATTACAGTAAGTGAAACTTTTGAAATGGTCGCGAATCAAACATTAAAGGTATTTGGCAGCATTGCTTTTTTGACCGTTACAAGCATCGCTTTTCCAGCGGAAGACACTCCTTTTGAAGCTCAGTGGAATGTAGGAGTTGAGGACAAACTCGGTTTAAGACGATGCATGGATTCAATAGGACATGTTATTTTTGCGACACTGGATGGCATCCATGAGGCAACGCGTCCGACAGTTGAACAAAGCACCGCATTAGGGGGCAATACGGCAAATATTGACGGCACCCTTGACGGAGCGAAAGATGTAGAGATATTCTACATTCAGAATTACACCTGTTTACCGTAATTAACTTAACCGAACTGAAAGGAATTATCAGCATGGGTACTTATGAAGCTACTTGCAATTTTGATTCTGGCGGCGGGAGAGTAGGAAAAAAAGGAAAACCCTATCTTGGGAAAGATGCCACAAAATTGATGGCTAAGGGATGGGTTAAAGATCCAGTCAAGGAAGCCTATGCCCGGGCAGATAAAGCCAAGAAGGATGCAGTTGAGGCGCAAGCCGTAGCCGATCAGGCAGTGGAAGATGCCAAATTGAAAGCCAAAGAGGACGCAAAGAAATCTCTTGCCGATAACAAAGCTGCCAAGGATGAAGAAGCTAAGAATAAGGAAATGCTGAATTAGTATTTCTTTCTTCTGAATAGGAAGGGGTCACATGGCGGCGTATTCAGTAAACGCGGATGTCATCTCCGAATTCAGAGCACTTGTTGTTACCTCATCGTCGATAGTTACAACGGCTGAATTAACAGAGTTCATAGTTCAAACTGATAATTTTATTAATGGGAAAATTGGTACTCGGTTTGAAGTGCCCGTTACAAGTGCCCCTCTTGCGCTTTCCATTCTTAAAACTATATCTATCGGGATTACCGCCGACCGAGTATCCAAAATATTAGAAGTAAAAACAACCACCGATGAAACAAAGCAGGAGTCAGAAAAAACAGTCGGTGAAAAAGCTATGGATATGCTGGATCAAATAGCCTCGGGCGAACTCCTTTTAAGCGATGCTACACACGTGCGCGCGGGAGCGGGTGTGGCGTCTTTCAACGTTGATAATGCTGTTAAGCCTGAGTTCAATATCCAGACGGATCAGTGGTAGCCTATGGCCGGGTTTACCAGCTATAACGTAGATAACGACAAGTCATTTAAATTGGCTTTAGAAGCTGCAACCAAGGCTTCTGATGATTTGCGCATTCCATTTGGGTTGATATCCAAAGATTTCTACCGCTCTCAAAAAGCTATTTTTGGATTAAAGGGGCCGGGGAAGTATCCAGACATTACGCCGGAAACTAAGAAACAAAAACAGCGGGAAGTGGGGTTCATTTACCCCATACTCAAGCGCAAAGGGTTTTTAGAGGCGTCACTGACTAGTCCCCGGGGGGCTGGAGCAATCAATATCATCACAAAAAAAGAATTAGGCATAGGTACTGCAGTGCCCTATGCTGTTTTTCATCAGTCAGATGAGCCCCGTAAAAAAATACCTTTGAGAAAAATGCTGTTTATTGGCCCGGAAGCCCCTCGTTTCGCCAATACTGATCAAGCAGGGCGGCCAAACCGGTGGGGCAATATCATGCAAGACTTTATAATCCAGATTTCAAAATTAAAAGGCGTGGGTGGGTAGATGGCTAAGTTTGATATTGAATCCTTACTGGCTGAGATTGAAACGTTTATGAAGGACAATCTCAATACAAAGTTGTTAGCTATAGATGCTGAAAAAAATGATGGCATCGTTTTAAAGCCAGTCGATAGTACCGCTTATTTTTTTCAGACCTTAAATGAGAAAGTAGTTAACCTTAATCCATTTATTTTTTATGGGGTAGACGATATTGACACTGTTTCTGATGGCCCGGGAACTTTGGAAGACATAACAATCGGCGTCATACTTGTCTTGGCAGACGACGCGGAAGACGACACTGTTGCGCGTCGAATGCTTCGATATAACCGGGCACTTAAAGAACTTTTTGCGGATAATTTCGACAAAACCACTAACAAGGTTAAGCTATCTGTAAAGGCATATCCGCCGACACAGTTTACGAGTGAAGTTAACTCATCAAAGCCCTCAAGGGCGGCGGCGATTACCTTAACGGGAAGGATTCCAGGCTGATGAAAAAAGTAGAAGGTAAAAGTTCAGAAAGATGGAAACCCGCTCCTTCCGGTTCTGCGATTACTGCACAAAAAGATCACGTCCTACACTGCAATCAATATCATTTCGAAATAAAAAAAGGCGACGATTTAACTGACAAAAAATATAAGGGTCTATTGGAGAATTTTACAAAAACTTTGCAAACGGAAAAGGTTATTTAACCAGGGGGAAAGCCAATGGCTGAAAGCGCACCACGTTTAATTTACGGGATTGATTCAATCACGCTCTACAATGTAACCGATGGGCTTCCCTTTGGCTCTATGAGAGTTTTAGGCGGCTTTACGGGTGGAATCGCGGGTGATTTGAATGAGCTTACTGGCGGGTCAAGCAAATGGCCGTGGGGTGTTGAGGGTGGAAAACTCACCGGTGAGTTGAGCTTGACAGTAAAAGAATTGCTCAACATGAATCTTGAAATTTTCATGGGGAAACAGCCTACGGATAACGCTGCTGAAGCTGCTGGAAGTATCACCGCGCTTGTCGATAAAAAAGGAACAGTAATTGACGCGACAACCGGAATCGCTTCAGTTGGATTGAAATCCGGATCAAGTGCTAATGTCAAATTCGCCAAGTATGTGATCAAGACGGTTTCCGCGACTACAGTGGATGTCTATTTGGTAAACAGAGTCGATGTGGGCCGAGGGACAAACTTAGTTATTCAGGATGACTTACAGAAAATTACGGCGTCGGCGCTCACTGTTCCTGGTACAAGTGGTGTAGTTGAAATTCCCAATACGGGAGTTGAAATTATAGGTGGTTCAGGGACAATTGACCTTGTGGCATTAGGCGCGGCGGGAGATACCGGCACGTTTAATACACAACCCATCAATACCAAGAGTATGAACGTCACTATCGGGTCAACGACAGACACCTTCCCTGAATTTGGATGTTTGGCATCAGCTAAGCAGCTTTCAAATGGGGAGATGTTTGAAATTGACTTCGTTCGCTGTAAGGGAATTGGTTTCCCCGTCACTTTGACGGAAGCTGCCTGGGCCGAGGCTGAGATTAAGATCAAAGCCTTTTACAATTCCACACTGGATAAGGTTTACGATATTCGGCACGTCACTCCGTAGTAAGTTAAGAGAAGTTTACGTTTCAATACTACTAGTAGTATTGAAACCATTTTTTCCTGTAGGCAGCGGACATGCAAGGGCTGGTTAAAGGGCTAAAAAAGGAATTATGAACCTTTTTTAGTCCTTTTTTTTATTGTTTCTTTTTATTAAATGTTTTCGTTGGCAATTAATGCCGGCATACCTCATCCAAAGACTGACATTTCCTCCCGCGTAGACATTTGCCAACATCTTTATTCTGTTTTTGTCTTTAGTAGAAAGCCTGATTTCTAATTTGTCATGACATTTTAATTTGTCATGACATTTTTTATTTTTCATTTGCTAAATTCAACATTTTATTTACAGTGTGTCTACAGGAAACAATTCACCAGTCTATTATAAAGAGGAGACAAGAAAATCATGACAAACGCCGCAGAAAATAATGTAATTGAATTGGAAGATGTTTTTCCGGATAAGCCGGAATTTACTTTGGAAAGTACAGAGAAAACGTACAAGTTACGCCTTTTTTCTTTAGCTGATCGTTCATGGCTTGAAAAAAATTATCCAGGTAAAGAACTTAAAAAAGTTCTCAACCCTAAAAATCCGGACTATGTGGAAACTGCGCGCATTGTCTATCACCAAATGGAGGACAAATCCGATTTCTTGGCAGAACGAACTACAAAAATTGACGATGATGGGGTGGAACAAAAGTATTTAATGACCGGACCTGCCAAACTTTTGGATGCGATTAAGGGACTAGAGGAGATGACACGTGTTGTTTCAGCACTTACCCGGGCGATTGTGAATTCTGAGCCAAAAATGAAAGATCACATCGAATCTGAAATAAAAAAAAAGATGAAGGAAGCAAACGAGGCCCTACATGGCCCGAAATCTTTGATGCAATCCAAGGAGAGTACGGATGGACAGACGAATATATCCTAAACACTCTCACAATGCGGCGGGTGTGCAGCATTATGAAGATTTTGAAAAAGAGACGGCGGATAAATATGCAGTGGGAAGCAAGTTTGGCTGACAAAAAATTAAGGATTGATTTTGATGAGAGTGAAGTAGGTGTAAATTTCAGTAATAAAGAAAGAAACGTAGCGGATAAATCAATATTGGAAGCGTTGGCAAGAAAAAGGAAAGAATTACAAAGACTAAAATAAGTGGGAGATCATGGCAGATCTTGTAATTAAAATTGCTGGAGATGCTACTAAGTTCCAAAAAGAACTTAATCTCATCAAAAACCAGACAAAAGACCTTGAGAATCAACTGGCATCCGTTGCTAAGGTATCTGCTGTTGCGTTTGCTGCGCTTACCGTTGTCATCGTTGGGTCGGTTAAGGCTTTTTCTGATTTTGAAAAAGGATTTACAGACGTAGTTACCCTCTTAGATCAGTCCAGTTTCAAAACAAAGTCATTGACTGCGGGAATTGACGGATTAAAAAAAGGCGTTCTTAAATTAGGTGCAGAAACGGGGGAATCGTTTGATGCGCTCAATAAGGGGCTGTTTGATTTAATATCAACGGGAACTGATGCTGAAGATGCCATATCTTCTTTAGATATTGCTACCCGTTTGGCGCGTGCGGGTGCGACAGATACTGCTACTGCGGTTAAGGCATTATCTGCGGCGACTACTGCCTTTGGTGAAGAGGCAGGAACAACACAGGCCATTGCCGAAAAGTTTTTTATTGCTCAGAAATTTGGAGCGACAACTGTAGGTGAGTTGGCCATAGGATTTAACCAAATTGCGGGCTTAGCTAAAAGTCTGGGAATTTCTTTTGATGAAGCGTTGGCGAGTGCATCAGCCTTGACACTTAACGGCACTAAACCCACCGCAATTGCTTTCACTGAAATGAAAGCAGTCATGAACTCCGTTATTTTAGCTCAGAGTAAACTTTCAAAAGAAAATCCAAGAGTACAAAAAGCACTATCACTGACTAACATAAGAGCCAAAGGGCTAAACGTAGCATTAAAAGAATTTGTTAAAGCAGTTGATGGCGATGTCGTTGCTATTCAAAAACTTTTAGGATCGGCTGAAGCTCTTGGCGGCGTTCTAGCATTAACCGGGGAACAAGCTGAAGCGGTAACCACCACCATGGAAGCCATGGGAGATGAGCAGGAAAGAGCCGCGATATTTGCCGAGGCTTTAGCAACCAAAAATGCAACAACTGATCAAGCAATAAAGCGTTTGACCCAGACTGTAAGAGCCGCGTTTATTGTAATTGGCGAAAAATTTGCACCGGCAATTAATTCTGCAGCGAATTCACTGTCCGAATTTCTTCAGTTTTTATCAGAAAATGAGGGGTTTACTGAATTTGTTGCGATTGCCATTGCTGCTACCACTGCCTTAACCGGACTTGTAACGGTATCTGCTCTTGCTGCAATCGGATTTTTGAAACTAAGAACAGCTGTAATCGCTTTGGGGGGTGCTACCAAACTATTAAAAATTGCCGTGCGCGGGTTAGTTGGCGCCACAGGGATTGGCCTTTTGATTGTCGCTCTTGGCCTCTTAGTAGAAAATTGGGAAGCAATCTGGGACACGATGGCGGAAGTACTTGGCTCATTTGTTGACACGGTTAAATCTATTTTAGGTGGGCTTGGAGATATTATCGCAGGGGTGTTTTCTCTCGATATTGGTCAAATTGAAAAAGGATTTGGGCAGGTCACAAACTCTTTTAAAAAAGAGTTGAGTGAAATGGAAAAAGCTCAACAAAAAGCAGACGAAGAGTTTAAGCGAAGTATGGCAGATAGGTCGGTAGCTCCCATAGCTGCTGCAGCTGCCACACCCGGGGGTGGTGAACTTGAACCAATTGACGTAGCAATAGCGCGAATAGCAGAAATTGAAGCACAAGCAGAAGCAGAAAAAGAAGCTAAAATCGAAGCGCTAAGAGAGGAAGCAGAAGCATTAAGGGAAGCTAAAATCGAAGAAGCCGAAAACGATTTAGAGCAAAACGAAGAACTCAATGAAGCACTCAATGAGCAGGGTGCTGAGTTTAAGGAAGAGTTTGCAGCGTTAAGTCTGGCAGAGAGACAAGAATTCGCCGCGCAAGTAATAAAAGCGAACGACAACGAAAAGAAGGTTGCGCTCATTCTGGCAAAAGAAAAATTAAAAATTCAATCAGATGCCAATCTTTTGTTTTTGAAAGAGCAAATAAAATTTGGAACAGCTTTTGCCACAATCAATCGGGTTATCAACGCAGATGAAGTGCAAGGAGTTAAAAGAGCTAGCGGGGAACTTGTGTCGTTGACACAATCAAGAAATAGTACCTTAAAAGCAATCGGTAAAGTCGCAGCTGTTGCCAACATTGGCATAAAAACGGCTGAAAGTGCCATGAACATTTTTGCAGGGTTTAGCACTATTCCATTTATCGGTGTGGCACTGGGTATTGCAGGGGCCGCCGCCGCCGTAGCTTTTGGTGGGGAAAGGATTTCTAACGTGCTTGCAGCACAAGCGGGCGGGGTTGCAACCGGAGGGATACCCGGACGGGACAGTATCCCTGCGCTTCTTAGCCCGGGAGAATTGATTACACCTACACAAAATTTTGAAGAAACAGTTACCGCTGTGGCTGATCAACGTTTAGCAAGTGAAGAAAGAGATGAAGAGGGGGTTTCTCAAGACATTATCATCGGATTTGACGGGGATGAAGCGTCTCAAGTACTGACTGCCAGGCAAAACGAAGATAAAGCGTTGGGTGTTTCAGAAGAGAGGGCGAGTTAATGGCGATTTCAGGTGGAATGAAGCTGTTCAATAAGTCGCAGTGCCTACTGGCAGATGGAGCGTCTATTGTGTCTATTGTATCGGGTGACGCATCTGCTGATTTTGCTATTGATAGAAATATTTTAACTTTCTACAGAAGTGTAGCAAGTGATGACACAACAACGGAAACCCTAGAAGTCACTTTTCCAGGGTCAAGGACAATTTCCCGTTTGCTTTTGGTAGATCATAATTTTAAGGATTTCAATGTAAAATATGACGTAGCAGGAGTGTGGACAGATTTCGCAAACGTATTAGGGCTAGATGGATCTTTAGCAAGCGTAATTGAAACCACTTTTGCCGACGACACGGCTTATTATGAATTTACAGCGGTAACCACTACAAAAATTCAGGTTAACGTGCTGAAAACTCAGGTAGCCAATGCTCAAAAGTTCATTTCACAAATCGTTGTTACAGATGAGCTAGGAACTTTCCAGGGATTCCCTGATTTCAGGCCACTTTTTGATAACAATTCACGTGATAAAAGGATGTTGTCGGGACGGTTTTCTGTGCAAAAAGGACTGCAAACTTTTCGGGGGAAGCTCAGATTTAAACGGTATCCACCTGGATCCCCTTTTAATGCCGATTTGGATTTGGCATTTACTCTTTTTGACAGGCTATCGCCCTTTATTATTTGGCCAAGTGGGGGGAGAAGAGGAGCAGCATTTTTTGATTTCACATTGCGGGGGTTTCGTCTGAAAGATATTTTCACTTGTCATACCCGGAAAGATTTAAAACCCATGTATAGGGATAATATTTACAAAAATCCTGTGTCACTTAACCTTGACATTTCGGAAGTGGTTTAATGGCTACAAATATTCGCACATTTTACACCTGTTTTCTTACTCCTCTTATCTCTGATACCGGCGTTTACGCGGCCACAGCTACAGACATTTCTGATCGAATCAAAGAGGCTGATCTTGGGAATCTGAAGCGGTCAATTGATTCTGGCGATTATGACGTGGGAGTTTATGTCTATGGCAGTATCAATCTGAAAGTGAACAACGAAGGGGGGCTTTTTAACGATGTTAGTGATTCGCGTTCACTTTTTACAGCAAGCCGAAACAAAGCTAAGATCCAATTTAAATATAATGAAATAGATGTTGACGGCGTGACTGTTTCTACTGTCCGTTTTGAGGGGCTTATCAATGATGAAGCTACACGGGCCAATATTGAAAAAGATGAAATCCGTTTCAAAGTCTTAAGTCGTGACTCTGTTATCAGAGATACAAAAGTAGCAGGGCAAGCTGTTCCAAATGGGGCAACGGCAAAAGCAGCAATAGAAACAATTCTAAACGTGTCTGATATTACGAATGTTCTTACTTTCAGCGCGGCGAATATCAACCCTGATCTTAATTTTATAATTGATGACGGCTCAAAATTTGATAATTTAACAACTAAAAAAGCATTGGATAAACTCCTTCTCGCGAGTAATTCCGTTTTTGTTTTGGATTCGTCTTTCAATATGATTGTGAAAAGCCGGGCAGAAGATGCCACAGCAGACGTGATTAATTTATTTGGAAAATACGACATTCACGGACGGGAAAATATAGGGAAAATAAAAGGCTATACGACAGGGAGACATCGGCAATTCACTTCAGTAAAAGTGAATGATACTGAAAAATCAAATACTGCGTTAGTGAATGATTTTGGGGTAAGGCAAAAGGAAATTACACTTGATTTTATTACGAGTACGGCAACAGAAACTGACATCGCAAACCGCCTTTTAGCGGAATTTGCCGTACCCAAAATTGAGTTCAGCGTTGAAGTACCCACAGAACTCGTAAAAGATGCAGACCTTTTAGACCGGATTTCACTGAATTACCCTTTGCGCGTCGTGCCTTTTGGAGGTAATCGGTTTTTTCCGACAATCGGGATTACAAAAGTGGGCGAAACAACAGAGCCATTGCCTGATACTTTTGGATCAATAGCCATTTCCCCGAATCTAGCTTTCAAAATTATCAGCATAAAAGAATCAACTAAAAAATTCTTCACTGAGTTAAAGTTAAGGCAAGTAGGTACAACGCAAAGTGACGGGCTGTATAACGTTGAAGGAAATGCCATTATTGGGTTTGCAGTAATTGGAGAAGCTGTTATTGCTGCAGGGGGCGACGGAAATTACTGGACTAACGCGACATTAGGCGCGGGAAGAGTTGGATTTACTAAAGTAGCATAGGGGATAAAACAATGGGTACTGGGGCACTTACTGATAGGTCGGCGGGCGAAGTTATTATAGCAGATTTTTTTAACTCAATTCATTCCGCAATGAACGGGGATTTTGTTGGTAGGAACGCTTCCGGCGCGGCTACTTCGGGACAGGCGTTTGGAACTGCTGCCATACCGTGGGGTACAGTAAGAGCAGGTGGTCTTGTTATTAATGGGGCAAGTGTGGATGTCAGTCAAGTCGCGGCCCCCCCTTTTCGAGTGATTTCAGGAGCTAAGAGATCCACAAGTAATCAGCCCGCCTACATTGATCCTGCGGGCGCGGGAAACGGCGCTTCTTTCGTTGTTTTGGCAACAGCTATAGACCTTGTTTTTGATGTAAATGCCGTGGCATTTACACTCGCCGCTGACATTACAAAAAGTTCACTCTCTGCTGCGCCGTCATCCAATAACACGGCGTTGGTGAATGATGCAGACGCCGCTGATGGAGATGAAACACGTCTTTGGGGGGAACTGGATGGGTCACGGGACATTACGATAGACGCCGCTGGATCGTCAATTACGGGCCTAGTTAATACGTGGCAAGTATTTAAAGTGGTGGGTGTTGGAACTGAATATTTTACAGCGTATGTCGAGTCATCCACTCAGTTGACAAACGCATTTCGCGGGTATTTCTATGATGACTCTTTAGACCCCATCAATCGAACGGCGTTTACTGATGACAATGTCATTACTTTGATGAAAGCTCACTGGATCTTTATGGATAAAGATTTGACTACGGTGGATACCACAACTAAAGCTCCTCATTACGGGAACGCTGCTCCTAGTTCACCCGCTACGGGAGACTATTGGTTTGATACTGTCAACAAACTTTGGAAAAGACACGACGGCGCAAGTTTTCAAACAGTTAACCGGACTTATATTGGTATTGCTGTAATGGACGCTACCGATTGCGTTGCTGCCCGATCAGTTGACTTTGATGCCCGCTATAAATCTGACTCCTCATTGGATGCCAGATTTGATACCACTTCCATTTTTGAAGCCCGGGGCTTCCATCAAAAATCTCATATAGCGGGCACTGAATTGGATTTTGGAACAGCCAAGCCGGTGTGGAATATCACCACAGATTTGGCAGCGTCTGTGGATATGTACAACGCCACAGAACAAGCGAGCACCCTTTACTACCTATACGCAAAAGATGACGGGGAAGAAATTATTTCAGATATTGAGCCTTTCTGGAGAGCGGATCTTTTTGGATACTATCATCCCCACAACCCTTGGCGCTTTGTTAAATCCGTTTTCAATGATTCAAGTAGTGACTTAGTGGATAACGGCTTGCTGTTCTTACCCCCAGAAAAGCCGAATAGTGGTACTATTTTGAATGCAGATATTTTGACCATATCCGCTGGTTTTGGGACTGTAACAGTACCCTCGGTAAAAGTTAAACGAATGGGGGGCTCTTTAGTGGTTGCCGGGTATTTTAAGACGGGGACAACTGCTGCTTCCGTCATGTCTTTTACTTTGCCGTCTTATATGCAAATTGATTCGGCCAAATACACGACAACGTCACAAGTGAATAGCCTGGGTAAGGGGGAACTAGTAGCAGGAGGAGGAGCGCAGCAGGTAGGGACAACCGCCGCGTCATTCATTTTGTTTTATGATGGATCAGACGTTAACACTATTTTTGTAGGTGGAAGATCGTCATCAGATACTATCGAAAAAACAAATGGTAATTCACTCATATCTGCTGGTGATGGGTTTGGTTTTCGATTTGAGGTAGCTATTGCGGGTTGGCGGGCACTGTAGTCTTGTAAAAAAGGACTAAAAATATGAAGCTCTTATGGATCGGAGAGTTAGTTAAATTTTTAGTTGAATCCATGAAAAAAGGTGTGCTGGGGAACGCTTTGGCCATGCTGATTGTGGCGAGTTTGATTGCTTTGGGTGGGTCTTTTTATGTTCAGGCAAAACATGATGCAGCGACAACTAGAATCGGAGAAAACAAAAAAGCCATTTCAGAACTAGCAAAGACGCAGCAAGTCACTGCTTCTGCACTCCTTGTGCTGCAGACCACCTTGCAAAACATTGCTTCAAACATTAAAGATTTAAAAGAAGACTCAAAAACCACAAAAGATCGGGTCTGGCAAATTCGCCAAGATCAGATAAAGGGGATATGAACCATGGAAAAAGCACTTAGTTTGGGAGAATCTTTGCTTGACGTTGTCAAGAGTACAAAATACTGGAACGGCGTTGTGAGATACACACTGCTTCCCCCGATTAAAGCGATGGCCGCTAGCTCAGCAGTCACATGGGATGATTCTTTAGTGTCTGCTGCAGAGTCATTTCTGGATCGGCTTTTACCTTTGGATAAGTAGCTTCAATGGAAGCTCTCATAGCCAGTGCCCTTGCAGTCATTTCCAAAACAATGGATATGTTCCCTGATTATGAACAATCTAAAAGGGAAAAATTTCACAAGTTAAGGACCGAGTATGAAAATGAACAGAAGAAACCTTACGGTATCCGCAACGACCGTCTTGTTTTGGACCTTAGTGATGAGTTGCGCCTTTTCATCGAGTCGTTCCACAAGATCATTTCCGCATCAAGCGTGGAGGGGTTGCGGACCCATTGATGCGAAAAGATTGGGAGTAGAAGAAAAGTCACTCCTTGGAAAACTCTGCTACACGCGCTGTAAAGAAGAGAAAAAACGGTGTAAGCCTGACAAACTTGAAACGTTGGTTTTGGATCTAACCCAAGAGAAAGATTATGCCCGTTTCACAACGGCGCGTTTTCTTTGTCGTGCAGAAATGGGTAAGTGAAGTGCAATTCAAAATTCCAAGCTACATGAAACAGTATGATGAGTTACCTTTAATTCTCAAATTTATTGTTAAAGATGCTGATGAAATTGCAAGAGCTTTTGGAAAAGAAATGGTGATTACCCGAGTATCAGATAAGGTTGACGGTGAATCCGGCGTACATCCTGATAAACGAGCAGTAGATTGCCGTGATCAATTTAAGGGCGAATTTCTTTTTACGGAAGATGAGAGAAAAGCCATTGTTCATTTTATCAACGCAAAATATTCTCGAAAGGACAAGCACAGTGTGTGTCTTTGGCACCACTTTAATGACGGCGCATACCATTTCCATTTCCAAGTTCCCTATGAAACGCGCATGATTTAACTGGAGGTAGAAAAATGACGATGCACTCAAATCTGCATTTGACATGCCCAGAATGCCCGAGAAAAAAAGTGGTTGTATTAAGTGTTTCCTGCCCGGCCCATGGCTACCCTCGTAAAATTCTGGAAATTGAAAAATTGGAAGAGCTGTTGCTAAACACGCTTAATATACTAAGTAAAACAAGTATTGAAAGTGAATCTCTTTATCACAAAGAGCTACGTGCAAGATTTTACGCTTTGCAAAAATAGCTCATGCACCAAACAGCCATCACAGTTTCCCTGTTAGCTGCTGCGGCGTATACCCATCACGGGGAGATATGGTGGAGCAAATGGTGGTTCACTTTGTCGCTTGCCGTCATTTGGCTATCAAGCGCCGTATGGCGCCGCACACACTGGAGCTTGGCCCTGCTATTCGTTTACACTCTGATCAATGCTCTGTGGGCATTTGCTTGGCGTGAGAATCAATTTGAACGGTTCTCCCGGGTCGTCGTGCTCGCATTTGAACGGTCGGCGGCGTATTCGGCTTTCGCCTTTCTTTTATTCACTGCGCTATGCTTGCTTGCATCGCGTAAACAATTTCTTTATCTTGCCCACAGTCTGGGTGTTCTTTGCATCGTCAACTCAGTGGCCATCATTGTGCAGTATTGCGTCACTGATACCCCCGCCCGGCTCGTTAACGGGATAATGGGAGCGTCGAGTATGAGTGCTTGCATTGTGGCCATGACTTACCCTTTTCTTTGTTTCAAACCTGAAAGATCAGAAGTGGCTTGGCTTTTGAAATTTAAAAAAGACTGGCTCTTTTTGCTTTGCATGGTTTTCTACATAGTCACTCCTGTTATCGCCATTTTTATAACAAAAAGCAGTATGGCAGTGGGCATACTGGCCGTTGTTTTGTTCACTTATTTTTGCGTCGAATACAAAAAACCGAAAATCGGGTTAGCTATTTGCGGGGTAATTGCCGGGATTTCTTATGCTTTTGACCCACTTGTATTTGATCAGCTTCACTCCGGAGTACGCGTTATTGTCTGGAAAATGGTAGCTGAGTGGTGGGTTGTTCAAGACTTAAAAACGATAATACTAGGTACAGGCGCGGGTGCGGGAGAGATCCACATAACTAATATCCAGTATCTGAATGGCCATAGGGAAACGGGTGGGTGGTTTTTGTGGCTTCACAGTGATTGGCTACAGATGATTTTTGAGTATGGAATTTTAGGGCTTGCCGTTTATCTCAATGCTTTTTTCTTTGCGGTAAAAACTGCCTGGAAAAATGTCTACTTACTCCCTGCACTCCTTGGGGTCGCCGCATGTGCACTGGGAAATTATCCGGTAAGGATTGCACCTGATGCGTTTATCACCCTGGCCATTGTAGTGATGTGCTTTCGCCTTACAAGAGATGATACAATAGCGTGAGTAGGAGCGGGACACTGATGCAGCTATTAAGGCGACGCCGACAACTTGAGAAAGCCTTAGCAGATTTATACGACGAAGATTTACTGCCTAAAAAACTTGTCAATTCTATACGTTTGGAAATAAATAAATTGCATGAAAAATGGAAAAAAGAAACCAAGCCTCTTGCACGGCCCCCCGGACGACCGAAAAGAGTAGTCGTGCAAGCCCTTATTTGCGGTAAAGAATATTGTGAAAAAAAAGCTAAGAAAGGTTTTCTCTACTGCCACGCGGATCACGCGCCGTTGACCCGTTATAATTCTGGTAATTTTGACTGATATCCTTGGCTGATATATTTCTTTCTTTCTCTTGAAAGTTTGTTGCTTTTAGGCATCCACCAAAAAACAAAAATTACTAACCAGACTGGAAAAAGAATAATAAGTGGAAAGCGGATCCACTTCTCTGCAAAACATAAATGCTTTTCCCACAGAGCCATGTGCTCACAGTATTCTATGTAGTTTGTAACAGGTTTCATTTCCACTCCAAAAATATATGTTGGCAAAACCACATAATAATTTCAATCAATTTCCACAGTGCGAGAGGTACTGAAATACAAAGCGTGATATACATGAATTTAAATAATGATACAAAAGAATCACCTATTCTGCTGTACATCGGTCCTCCAAAATATAGTCAGACCGTTTCTGGAATCTTTGGAAACTGCACGTGTGGTGCGTCCTTGTTCACTTCAGTAATCGCCTTGCCAAATAGTTTTTTCAATCGCGCATTAGGGTCTTTCTGCCAACGAACTCCATCGGGTAACTTGACCCATTCACCTGATCTTTTTTCCTTCTTGGTTAACTCATTCCAATGTTTAATTTCCCCAAATTGTTCACTTTTTGTATCACAGTTCATTTCATTCTCCTTTCAAGAGATTTATTTTCAACTCCATACAGTATCTTGTCCGACAAATTTAGACCATTCCCCCCGCGCTTTTTCAAGATCGGGGAACTTATAGAAACGGCAACGTGCACCCTCTTGGCGTTTTCTGATATCTAGAATGCTTGGTGAACATGCTTTTAACTGCCTGAGAAAAGTTCTGTCACTAGGCGCCCATGTGCGAATTTGCCTGTCACGGATATACCGCTTAAATGCGTCTTTGATCCTATCTTTTTCAACTTCTAAAATCCACTCCCCGTCATTGAAGTCACTGCCTGATATCTCACCGCTTTGCAAGCAGCTATACCACCATTGGTGGACTAGCCCCAGACTTTCCAATTTTTGATCAAGCAATGCCTCAGTTAGTGGTGCTTTTTTGATGCTAACTTTTATTTTGAAATTCTGCAAAAAATCCAATAATAAACCATACCCCCCAGCCTCCATACCTTTTTCTAACTGGGTAAAGTAAGCAATATCTTGTTTTCGCTTATCCCCCACGTCAAAAACTGCAAAGCGCCGCTCATCATGAGATGCGGGGATAACCCAGTCTTCGTTTCCTAAGATAACTGTGCGTATGCAATTGTCCACTTTGAAAATTTCTTTACCTTTGTGTTCTATGTTGTGGTGGTTTCCTGAAATCAGGTTTTTTAGTATGCCCTCAGACTGTTTATCCCCACTCCAGAAAGCCTCATCTAAGGCAAATAATATAAGGTTTTCCATGTGGCCGTTGAATTGGCCGACTAAATAACGTCTGTTTGAAGTAAGTAGATAATGGTTGCCAAGAAGATTTCCAACGCAATTAATAAGAGCATTTTTTCCGACACCTTTGCCCCCCCGAAAGACAAGTGCAACAAGAGGTAACTCCCACGGCTTTTGTATCATATGCGCAAAATAGCTCATGAGCCAATTGAAGAGTATTTTATCATCTTTGCAAACGTTTTGTAGAGCGTGCTCTTTAAACTGTTCTAACGCGTCATGCGCCAAAGATGATACGTCATCCCCGCACAAGGGTTCATAGGCAAACCCTTGCCAAAGATTGTAAAAACGTTCAGGATTTTTCCGCCCGGGCATAAAACAAATGCCATCATAAGAGCGTCTTTTCGGGTCCGTAATCCAAAGTTTTGAGATAGGAATAGTTTTGTTGTTGTCTAAGCAAAGAATTTTAGGCGCCATCATTTGGTGAAACGCGGTGATATCCAAGTGCTCCAGAATTTTATTATCTTTTGGCCCATGGGTTTCCCAAAGGATATGTGCACCTCCTCCAGCAATGACAAAAGCAAATTCCTTATTAACTTTTTCAACTGGCGGAGTGTCTGTGTCGTCTTCATCTTCTTCTGTAAGTTTACTAAACTCGTTTTGTGGTGAATCCACTCCAATTTTGTTTTGGCCATATTTATAAGCGTTGTAAATTTTTTCCTGTAAATCCATTGATTGCCATGGGGGTGAACACCGATCATTCCAAGAATTGAGCATAATTTCAATGCAAGTGCCTTCAGACACACCTATATCTTTTAAACGAGATGCTACCTTAAAAGTGGTCTCATCCCCACCATCACCTTCTATGGCTAAAGAGGCATTATTTTCCAGGTATTCGATGGCCCTTTCCCGAGTTTTATCAGATGTGAAAAATTCAGAATCAAAATTTATTTTTACTTTCCGTTCTTTCCCCGGCTTCCCGCATTTTTTGATAACCCATTCTGGGGCATTGGCAATTACCGTATTTTTATTCTCAAACTTGTAAGTAAATCCATCTACAACAGACCCGGCTGAAACTACATAACCGCCCGACGACCTAATGTCTATGCCTTGGCCAAGTACTCCGGCCCCTTGCTTAACAGGAGAAGACACTTTGTAGATTAAGTGACGGCCATGCTTTGTAACTTGTGTAAGAGTTTTAGGAAAAATAAAACCTTCTAATTCTAACTCAAAAACGCTTTCATCGCCTTTCTTCTTATTTTTATTGTCAATATCCACAACTATGAGGGACAAATTCTCGCCAAACTTTTCAGTAAAAATACCAACATTAAAACTATGTTCAAACCCCAGCACATCATCATAAAAAAGCGCATCAATCTTTTTCTCATCTCTTGTGGCCAATGTTTTGAAAGAAACAGCGGGTATTTTTTTTCCTTCAATTAAGGGGAAGACATAGAAAGAGTACTTACTGGCTAATTTTTTGGCTGTTTCACGCGGTGTCATTAGAAAATCATTTTGTCATTTCATGATTGAGTTTTAGTATCTTGTATATTTCTGCTGCACAAGAGCACGCAGCATTAACTGTTTTTGGGTTTACGTCTGAATCGACTACTTTTTCCATCAAATCGTACAATTTCATGCAAACATTTTTCGGCAAGTTTTCTGATGTTGCCAGTTCGCCTTGCTTCTGCAATTTCTTTTCTGAATCCAAAACCGATTTGGCACCTTCTCCATTCTTTGGCATACTCTACTCTCCTTTTCCAGTTTCGTTTAGTCCATTTAGCACATGCTTTTCTTATTTTAGAACGTGTTAATTCCGAAAGCTCTCGATATCTCAGCCGAGAGGACGCATACTTCTTTGATCTTTCCGAATTCCATTTTTTTCCTTTCCTCGCTATTAATTTTTTCCAATTCTTTTTGTTTCTTTCCTTCAAAT